AGAGCCCACCACAGGGCCACGCGATAATCGTGCGGTCCCAAAGGAGGGATCCTCCGCTGTCGCATGGTGGCAATGATCTGCCGGTTAACCGACAGAGCGGCCCTCGCGAGGGCCGCACGTCTCGACGCAGTGCAGGAAGTGGACTCCAAGCATGCAGTAATGCTCGGGCCCAGTTCCATGACAGCACTGCGTCCGCTGGCGTCCGGTTTAGGAAGGAAATGCCGAACAGGGACGTCTCCTACCGGGACAAGGTCGTACACGGTATCAAGCCGTGGTACGATCCTACCCGTATAGGAGACGCTAATGCCCTGTTCAGATCCTTCGACCGGAGCGCCGCGGAGACGGCCATTGCCGCTGGTGGCCCTCATAGCATCGAATGCCTGGGCCACCCATGCGAACAACTGCACCGCCGGGCGGGGGGTCCTCCAGTTGCGACTGGAAGACCCCTGCACCAACCCACTGGGCGCCACCGAGGGGAGGAGTCCCTCAGACTCCTCCGCCGCCAGGGCAGGGCGGGAAATCGTCCGGTAGGTTCGGGTACGTCGGAAGGTCCTCTCCGCGAAGACGAGGCCATCGGGTCCATAGAAAGACTTGGACAAGTTGGCTTCGCCTCCACAGAGGCGGATCATACTTTCGTACTTCCGAACCTCCTGGACAGCCCACGATGCGGCCAAGTCGTCTCCGCGGATGACACACCGGAGGGGGAGTCCGGGGCGCGCGCAGTGTACCCAAAAGACTTGGACGACCGAGAGCACCATCCACGAGAGAGGGAGGCCCATGAGGGCGCCCCGCGTGGAGAGGACTTCTCGGCCGTCCGGGTACTGGATGCGCTGCGGCCCCAGGACAATCCGCCCGATCCGGCGAACGTCACTTCGCGGAGGCAACGCCAGTCCATCACAGATCCCTTCCCAAACCGACGAAATGAGGTCGTGGGGAAGAAGGTCTGTGGCCCTCGACAGGTCGGCGGAGTAGAAACCATACTGGCTTCCCCCCAACCGGTCGAGGACCGCCTCATTCGGCCCAGATCCCGCTGCCCCGATATCAAATCGGGGATCGGTGGTGAGTATGGGCCAAAGGAGGCGGCGGACGGCGTCCCCTGCCAACACAATGTCGGCAGGAGACTTGGTCACAATGCGGGCCTTCCCGCCAAGCTCCGGGATGACGATGACCTTGGCCTCGGGGGGAGAGGTTCTCGAAAGAGCCTTCCGCAGGGCATGGTCGATGAGCAGGGTAAGATCCCACTCCTCGACACCAATGCCCGGGAAGTCCTCTGGAGGCTCCCCACCCCAAAGGTCGAACCGGAGCTCGTCCAGTTCGGCCTTGAACGACATGGCCAGCTCCCGGAGCCCACCGCCCTGGTGGCGAGAGGAGTCGAGGGTGGCAGACTGTCGAAGAGCGACAGAGGAGGACGACCCGATGTAGGGGCGGGCGCTAGCCGAAATGTGGTGCGCGGTGCAGTAGGACCTCTGAAGGGTGAGAGCGTCAGTGGTGAAGGTAGAGCTATAATCGTCAAAATGACGATCAATAGCCGCCTTCGCCACCGCCCTCCCACCCTGGGGAAGCGCCCTACTCCACCGTGCCCACTGGGCTGCATGTGGTACATGGGAAAGTGTACCCCATATCCCGCCCCCAACACCGCGCAGAGGAGGTGGAAGGTGAGGCGAGAGAGGGTCAATGGCCCGCCACTGGACGCCCACAGCTCGGGCCCGGGCTGCGTTACAAAAGGACTTAAGCGCCTTTGTAACCCAGTCAGGGCCCATTGTGAACGTCCGGTGCCGGATCCACTGCCGGATCACCTCAACCTCCCACGCAAGGGATCCCCGCGGCCTCGCGGGCGAAGGGGAGACCATCTTCCCGATCCCTTTCCTCTGGGCCTTGGTGAAGATAGCGAAGAAGCACAGGCGGAATGTATCCCATGTCCGCTGGGCGGCCTTCGCTCTCCACCTCAGGCCCCGGCCTCCTCCACTCAGGCGAGTGGCTGCCTTCCTACTCCTCCCCTTGGTGCGTCGCACCCCACCTCCCTGGAGCCT